CTTTGACTGCGGCGCGATACCCGAGCGCGGAACAAGCGGCGTAGTCCCCGGACGACGCCGCCTTCGAGTATTTCCCGGACGACGCTGCCGTCGAGGAGTACCCGGACGACGCTGCCGTCGAGTAGTCCCCGGACGACGCCGCCGTCGAGTAGTACCCGGACGACGCCGCCGTCGAGGAGTCCCCGGACGACGCCGCCTTCGAGTAGTCCCCGGACGACGCCGCCGTCGAGGAGTCCCCGGACGACGCTGCCGTCGAGGAGTTCCCGGACGACTTCTCGTTGGCTTCCGCGTAAAACTTCTCAAACCCGGTCGTCGCCAACGCGAACACTTCAGCCATCTCGTTGATTAGGTCGCTCATCGCGCCTCCTTCATCGCCACCACGTCAGCGGGCCGCAGAGTAACGCTACACCCGCCACGGCATACGCGCCCAGTCTCGCGGTAGCCTGTTTCGGTGCACCGAAATACCAAGTCGTCCACGGCCACGGCGTGGGCATCACACAGCAAGTCCCCGCATTCGTCGCAGCAGTTCGCCGCCTGCTTCCCGCAGGCCCGGCAGATAGCGCAGGATTCGCAGAACTCAAGCTCAGCGATTTTCAGCAGGCACCCGCCGCAAAATAGCACTCCGCAGCCTTCGCACTTGTTCATCTCCGACTCATCGCCGAAGGTTTCCTCGCATGTGCGATTTGAGCAGGGATAACCCGGGGATTCAGGCTCTTCAGTAAAAAACAGCATCCCGTTTTCCATTACGCCTCCAACTCCCGCACCATCTGCTCGTTGACTTCGGCCCGGCGTGCATCGACACGCGCTGCCCGCCGCTTCCCGGCGCGTACCAGCGCCACTCCCGCCGCGATCAGCACATTCGACAGCCCGTGCTGCATCACAACGAACAGCGCCGCCAGTGACGCCATAACGAGAACCGATCCAAGGGCCTCCATTACGCGGCCTCCAAATTGCGGGCCATTTCGGTAGCCGCTTCTGCAATACGCCTGGAAACCGCGCTACCTTTCAGCCACTTGGAGACATGAGAGGGACTTACGCCTAAATCCTGGGCTAGGCGCGCTTGCATCCCACGATGGCGGCGAAACACCCGCCGCGCTTCATGGGGCCTTAATGTTTGTTGGGCTTTTTGTTGGGCCATGAAGGGATGGTACCCCCATCCCTTCGTCGTGTCAAGCGTTTTTTTGGCTTTTAATTACGGCAACCTCAACCTCAAGCACTCGAAGCCGCTCGTACACGTCTTCCATGCCGTCCACGAGGGCCGACTGCCTATCCACGGTACGGGTTAGCTCTGTGATCGCCTGCCGGAGGTTCGCCGCTTCCTGCCGAAACGCGCCCATTATCTCCGTAACTCGTTGGTCGGATTGCTCGATCCGTCTATTCGATTCGGCAAGCTGCGTTTCCACGCGCGCCATGGTCACTTTGAGCGTAATCAGGGTCGCTGCCGCCCCTACCGCCACCGTCGTCAGAATCGAGAGTAAGTCTGCCAAGGTCATTCGGTCCCTAGTTGGATTTGACACCCTACTGCTTTACAGCGGGCTTAACGGCCCCGTGGTACGCGCCCATATTCAGGATCATCTGCCCCACGGCGCGCAAAAGCACATCCGGAAGATCCGGAGGGATTGTGAGCGTAATCGTCCCCCCAGAGCCCAGGAACATCGCCCAGGGGGATACTCCGGTCCATGCGGCTTGGAATCCGAGAGACGTAAGAAACGCCAGTCCTGCGCTGATGTAGATAGCCGCCTTGGGATTCTCGCTGGAAATCCACCGCAACCCGGGGATGTTCCAGCGTTTCAGCATCTCTATTCCGCCGACGATAACGCCAGCCAGTCCGGTGTGGCCTAGAAGATCATCAGTAATCGGGGTCATACGTTTGCTCCTTCAGGTTTGTAGTAGGGCACTTCCTTGCCGTCCTTGTATGCCCACTGCGCGGGCAGGGCGTTCATTTTGGGGCGGGAGTCGGTATGGATGAACTTGCGCTCATCGTCGCGCCCGATGCCGCCTAGCAGCTTGGAGCGGCGGGCAATCTGCTCGGTGACCGAAACCGGGACCGTCACCCATTCCGTTTTACCTTTACCGCGATCCTGCCCGACCTGCATCGTCCAGTCGGCTGCAAGGCCCTTGACGTGCTGAGAGTGCGCCGCGCCGCCGACTGCCTTGTTATGGGCCTCACAGCGGTAGGCGCTGGTGGGGATGACCCGCACGCGCCCCATGCCGAAGTGGTCCTCCGCTTTGGATCGAATGTCCTCAAGCAAGTCCAAAGCGGACTGCTGCATGCCGTTCTCGCCGCAGCAGGGGCAGGCCAACTCCGAATCAGTAAAATGCGCCGATGTCAGTCCCACCTACCACCCCCACGCATGGCCAACGAACACCGTAGGCACGAACCCGAATGGAGTCTGCGTGAACCGGGCTCCGAGCACTACGCTTCCGGCCCCTGGCTTTGGCTGCGCCGAAGTCCTGATGAATAGCGCCCCGGCGTAGTTCCCCGAGAAACTAAACGATCCGCCGCCAGATACAGGCATAGCAGCCCCGACCCCGGCATCCATGACCGCCGCCACGCGCCCGTACTTTGCTACTACCTGTTCCACCCCTGTAAACACGGTGGACGTGAGCACCACCTGGCGGTGACCATTGGCCGCAGGCATCAGGGCCGGGACCACAGAAATACCCGTCAGGGAGTAGGTCCCCGTGGCGCGGCTAAGCAACCTCCCGTATGCGCCCCACCCCGCGCCGTCTGCACGCGTCGGGCCGATGGCCGCGCCAACCCCAGCTACGTTGGTCGGCAGGTCGGCAGTCGTGTCGATGAATTGCGCCTGAAGCCCAAGCGCAAGAGAGAACAGTAACAGCAGTTGCTTCATTGATCCTTCCTTTCGATGGTGATGGTGATTTTATGGGACGCCAGAACCTCGTCCAGTACGTCATGGATGCCGGAGAGTGCGTCAATCATGGTTTTGCGGATAATTGGCTGGAGTTGCTTGGCCGCCTCCTCCGCTAGTTTTTTCTCGTCTACACCCCCGAAGCTCATGTCTTAAAATCGAACCTTCCCTGAGATCGTAAATTCGTCGTAAGTGTGTCAGACATAGTCCCCCCGCATCAAAACCGCACTTCCCCAGAAAACGTTACCTTCCCGCCGAATGAGCTTCCGCCTCCACTCACGCGCCATGCGAGATAGTTGTCCCCGCCGCCCTGCCCGTTGAACTGTGCGTAGCGCTTAGAGCCAGCCACGTACACGTTCAGTGGAGTTGAGCCCGTGGCGTAGTTGGTGTCCGGGTTGCAAGGCAATGTCGGATCGGACGCACAGCCGTGCAGAGACGCGATCCAGTCGGTGTTGGTGCTCCAACAGTTCGGCCCGCTGCATGCTTCTGAGCCGCCCGCGCCGTCTCCAGGGCCGCCCGCAGCCGTGGCGAACAGGACATCCCCTTGCGTGATGTAAGTGGAGTCCCCGGTTTTGTTGTACATCCAGCCGAAAATCCAGGGAAGATCACGAGCCGAGTTCTTGTCTGGCGAGAAGCAATAAGACGCAACAGTCCCGGTGCAGGTTGTCGTGTTCTGTTCGGCGCGGCGATATATTTTCCCGGACGCTGCAGCCCCACCGCAGACTTCAGGGAAGGTCGAACCGTTGTAGTAGTAGTAACACTGCGAGGATAACGGAGCCGCGAGCGTAAGCTGCGTGTTGCTGGCGCAAGAGGCGACTTTTACGGTGATGGTGCCATCAAAACCGCCCTCGTAATAGGAAATACCGATGTAGTCGGTATTGTCGCAGTTGAAATCCGTCAGGAACGAAGTCCCGCTACCCGTGACGGTCGTGGACCCCGCGCCAATGCTTACGGTTCCGGCAAGCCAGCCCGGAGAAAGTACACCATTCGCGGGCTGGTTGGTGTCGTAGTAAACCCCTCGCGCCCCCGGCTCGTAACTGGAGGTGTACAAGTAAGGAACCGTCTCCTCTAGAACGGCCATGACGTTCGCTGCCGTAGTTGGATCGTTGCACCCGCCCTCTGCCGTGTCCGTGTCGATCAGCACGTCATAAGAGCGAGCAAGCGCCTGAATGATACCGACCGCAGAGCGCCACGCGCTGAAGCCGTTTACTGTGTAGGCAAAGTCCAGGTTCTTCTCGTTGAAGTGTCCCGGCGTGCCTTCGAGGTCGTAAATGTCAACCCACGCCTGCGCGATCTGTGACACCTTGGCGCAATAGTTCGCGTGCCGAGTCGAGTCCGAATCAGCGCGAGCGCCTACCGCCATATTGTTGAGCGTGATTCCACCCTCGCGGAGGTCCGAGACGCCGTTCTGCGACGGGTAAAGAAACGCTGGGTCCGTGGTGTAGTACGTGTACACCAGCCGATACAGGCCGGGAAGGTAGTCCGTGTGCCCGTCAAGAGCGCAGATATACAGCCCCGTGAGCATGTGGCCGCGTGGCGGGGTGGCGTACTTGTATCCGCTGCCCTGAATCCACTTCCACTGCGCTTGGCAGTAGTCATCAAACCTGGTGTGGTCCGCAGTGAGGCCCGTGCGCTGCCATAGGTGGTACAGCGCCTTGGTCATATCGTAAAAGTTCGACCCAGGCTCCAAAGCGCAGATCAGCCAAGTTCCGCAGGTATAGTAGGCATACGGCCCCCCACCGGCCAGAACCTGATCCCGGCACTGAGTAGTGCACTGATAGACCTCAAGTCCGGTTTGCGATGGGACAAAGATCTGTCCGCACTGGGTTGAGGAAGTGATGACGCTTCCGGCCACGGAGCCGACGTAGAACACAAATGGACCCGTCCCCGTGCCAGAGTCAATAGCGATGTTGGCGAGAAGATAGTCGCCGGAAGATACGCCCGAAGCCCCGGCTCCTGTCAACGTGATGTTGCACGCTGCCGTGTTGAGGTCGAACGTCCCCGAGAGCTTGGTCCCATACTGCGGAAGGTAGTTCAGCATGGAATCCGCGATTTCACGGGCCATTGGGGCCTCTGTGTTCTCATACATACCCCACGGGCCAGACCCCAAAGGGATCACAGGGCCAGCGATTGCCGCCTTGCGCGAGGCGTTGTCGGCAAACGCCGGCGCCGCCCCGAAGGCAGCCAATACCAACACTAGAAACCATCTTTTCATCGCGCTACTCCACACTTCCGATTCCCCAGAACTGCCAGCCAAACCACGTATATGCCCACGTCGCCGCACTCGCTCCGTTTTCTTCCTCCCCGAAGATGATGCTGGGACTTGTGGAGGGGATGGTGGCTGAAGCCGTAGCGCTAGTGCCATTCACTTTGCAAGTGATGGCATTGGCCGTTGGTCCGGTGCCATTGTTCACCTCAAGCTGTACAGCGCCGTCACTGTCCCCCGTGCCAGACGTGACAGCTACCCCGGTGTCGGCGTAGGTCACGCTGCCTGCGTTGCTTATATACGCTTGCCAGTTGGTATCCGTCTTGCGGGCGATGCAGCCAAAAGAGTCGTACTTCCACCCCGAGCCACCGTCTGTCGGCTGATTAGTGACGGCCAGCATCACATCCCCGTTGCGATCCTGAAGTTTCATTACCGCCTTGATCTGAAAACGCTTCGGAGAGCTGCCACTGAATACATCAGTGAACCCGAAACCATACGAGCCGTTGTTGGAGTTTGGGTAAACCATCCAACAGTTGTCGCTCGTAGTTCCTGCGGTGGCGTAGAACTGCCAGGGCGTGAGTGCTACCGTAGTGCTCCCAGTGGCCCCCGCGCCGGTGCCGCCACTGCATCCAGTCTCGTACCGCACCGGAGCGCCTGGGTCGTACCGCGCGGTAGACAATGCGCGGAACGAGAACGATGGGTTCCGAAAGTCGAGGGGGTTGTAAGCTGTGCCGCTGCATGCCGACCCAGTTTCCAAGCAAACCGCACCCGTGCCGCTCACGGAGGTAATCGCTGTGCCGTTGATTTTGAAGCTGTTGCCCGTCCCGGCTGTATCGAATGTCTTATTGGTCAGTGTTGCCGTACTGGATGCCGTAGGAACCTGCACTTCCCCGGCATTGTTGGGGTTCGCGTAGAGTAAATGGTCAGTCTTCCAGTACAGTTCCCCTACGCCAGCCTCACCAGTAGGGGCCGTCCCCTCCTTTCCGCACCATACCCCTGCCGTGCCCGCCGTGCAGGTTGGCGGCGAAGTTCCCACGGAAACCCCCGCCGCCGAAACGGTGCCGGGGGTTGAGATATTGCCGGAAGTGTCCATGGTTGCCGTCGCCGCCGGGGTTTGCAGCGTCTGGGAACCCCCGCCAGTAACTAGCGCCGTTGAGGTCAACGACCCGCCACCAACCACCGTTACCGTGCCCGCCGCGCTGATCGATACTGGGGTTGCCGCTGTCGCTAACCCTTTGGCGTTCAGCGTCACCTGACAAACGTGGGTGGCGTCCCCGCATGCCCCCGTGTTGCTATTCACCGTGGCAAGCGTCAACGCCGCAGAGCCGGGGCCGCTGGCCGTGGCGTCCCCCGTCAACGCCGTGAGGTAATTCCCGGTTGCCTGCTTTTCCGTGTCCAGTTCCGTGATCGCCGCTTGCACGTCGGTCGCTGCGATCCCGCCTGCGGGAACATTCGTCACTTGACTGGCCGTATAATCTCCGCTGGTGGCTGTAACCGCTCCAGTTCTACCGAACACGCTGTCAACATCCCCACCGCCAGCACCGTATCTCCCGAGCAGGTTGGCCGCCGCCAGCACGGAAGGCTTGAAGATGTACAGGATCACCTTCCCCTTGGCCGAAGCAACCGAGTTCCCGGTCAGCGCAAACGACAGCGCCCCCACGATCGGCGGGGTGGCCGAGGTTGTGGCGAAACTGGCCGCCGCTGTCGCCGAAAGGCTTGTAGCCTGCCCGCCCGCCATGTCGTAGCCGTTCACGTCCTTGACCGTGATCGAGTAACTTGCCGTGGGCGAAGGAGTACCCGGCACGGTCTGAATCTGTGTAATCTGGTAGCCCTGTACGGGGGCCAACCCGGTAATGGTAGTAGTCGGCACGGAGCCGGTGGAGGCGTCCCCGGTCCAGTTGATGGTGACGATGTAGGCCGTGTTGCCTTGGTTGATCGGCTGGGTCGAGAAGCTGACCGAGCCAGCCGCCAGCGCCAGCCGGGGCAGGCATAGCAGCAACACTGCGAGCAGTTTATTCATGGATGTTCCTTTCATTTCTTTCGAGGTCCAAATCCTTTCCCAGTCGGCAATCTAGACGGGGAACCCGGCCCGTACCGAAGGTCACGCTCCATTTCGTAGCTGAAACGCTCATCCTTCAACTGGTTGTACATTTTGGTTAACGGATGCCCAGAGGGGAACTCAGTTGGCCGCAAATGGCCCATCCCTTCAGCGATAAACTTATCCGTAAGCTCGCTCATCTTCTTATCAAGGCGGTCTAGCGCTTTGTTAATTTCCCCTGCGGTCATTTGTTCCGGCGGTTTTGCAGCGCTGGGAGTTTTGGGGGCAAGTGCCTCAAGAGGATTCTGGCTTTTCGTAACGCGAACTTCGTCGTAAGGGATGCGCTCTTGTCCTTCGCCCATCTGCACGGTGATGGAACTGGCGTTCTTGCGAATAACCTTGTACGGCTTGCCGTTCATCGACCACACAACCTGGTCGCCCGGGTTTACCGAAGCCTTGACGCGCTCTAGATGGGTCGCAGCCGCGCTGGATTCTGCGGCCTTGCGAGCAGGGGCGGCTTCTTGCTCTGCTGCACGAGCGGCCTTGTATTCGGCATCCTTTGCCGATTTCACGTATTCGCTCGCTGCATCAATGGTCTTCTCAACGTTTGCGGCCCTTCTTGCCCTCAGCCGTGGCGTGTTCGCAGCTCCACCGACCTGCCCAAGCGGGAAGGATTCAGCAACCGCTTCAAGATGCGCGTCCTTCGGAGCGTTGAATACCAGCGGGTTGGCTGGGGCGGGCGCGGCTGGCTGCTGCCTCACGAGAATATGAGTCCCACCATTGCCAACGTCCAAGCCTCTGGCTTTGGCCGCGTCAATCACCATTTGCCGCTGCTCTGGCGTGTATCCCTGAACATCGAAGGTGATCTCTTTGGTTTTCTCGCCAGACTCTATCGCGTCAAGGTATAGTTCTAGGCGCGTCTTTGGCGCTTCCACGGGGGCAGGGGTCGGGGCTTCAGGCATTGCGGGCGCTTCTTCCATCGCCAGCGCCTGCCGTAGCTGCTCCGCTGCTGCGATCTTCTCCGGGGTGTTCAGCGCCGAAGGCGTCACGCTGGGCGCTTTCATCGGCTTCGGCGGGGCTTGAATGGGGCCGTTTTTGGCCTCCCACTCCTTCGCCATCTGGATCACTTCGCGGACGGTTTCGCTGCCGTTGGCGGTCCAGGTGGGCTTGCGTACGCCTGCCTTGATGGACAGTTCTTCCCACTTGGCCGGGGTGAGCTTCTCCATCTTGGTAGGCGTGATGCCAGCCTCCCGAGCGGCAGAGAACAGCGCCTCGGCCTTGTTCGCCCGAGCCTTGGCGATACGCGCCGGGACCGTATCGGCGAAATCCGGCTTGGCCGCTTGCATGGCCGATTCGATGATGGCCGGATCGGTCACGCCCTGCGCCTCTAGCTGCTTCTTGACGGCTTCCTGCGCGGCTGTGATAACGTTCCGGTCGAACGCCTTGATGACTTCGGAGCGCTGCTCGGGGCTGATGTTGCGGAACACATCGGCAAGCACGTTCGGCGTGCGTTCCTGCGCCATCTGCCGGATCATCGGGACCGCTGCCTCGTCCGCAACGGCGGGGTTCAGCACTTGCGGCGCAGCAACTTCGGGAGCGCCAGCGCGGCGGGCTTTCATCGCTGCCACCGCGTCCGCGTACCACGGCTGCTGCCGGATCGGGTCAGGCGGCAGGGTGCTGGGATCGAAGCGCGGGGTTTCAGCAGCTTGCGGGTTCATGCGCTGCATCGCTTCGGCGCGTTTGATATCGAGAATCGACGGGGCCGCAGGAGCCGGGATGGTTCCGGGGCTCGGCGGGGGCTGCGGCACGTTCACGAACTGCCCGCTCGGGCCGGGGAGGTCCACCATCGGCTGCACTTCCGGCATCGGGGCTGGAGGCGGCAAGAAAGACGGCTCCGCAGCGACGGGCGCGGGCTTGGCGGCTTCCATCGCGGCGGCACGCTTGGCCGCTACAACGTCCTGGATGCCGCGATAAACGCCCTGCACGATGTTCTTCCCAGCGCCTACGGCTGCGCCAGCGGCTGACCCAACAGGCCCAACGAAATGCCCAATCGCCGCCCCCTCGCCAACGTCCGCGAGGATCTGCGGGGTGTTGGGAATCTCGACCGGGACGCCTTTCACTCGAACGGGGAAGTCAGCGTTGCGGGTCGCGTTGTTCCAAACGCCTTTTACGGCTCCCTTAACATACGGGGCCGCTGGCTTCATGATGTTCTCGGGGGAAGCGCTGATCGCAAGCGCGGTAGCGCGGCCCACGTTTCGAGCCACTTCGTTCCCTGAGCCGATTTCCTCCCCGATGTTCGCCGCGATAGGCCCAAGAACCGGGAGAACTGCCGCCATCGCATGACCGCCAGCGCCTAAGTAGTTGCCCTGCTTGGCAGCGAGAGCAGTCTTAATCAGCTCGTCCTGTTGGGCCTTCGCCATCGCACGAGCGGTATCAATCGGGGACAGCAGAGCGTTCCCGATTCCGGTAACGGTGTCCACCACCAGCCCTTTGCCGAACTCCAGCGCGGTATCGAGCGGATGATCCGTGGAGAACACCTCGCCCCAGGATTTGGGCGCTTGCGGGTTCGCGAACGCCTGCGGGATACGCTGGCGCATGACCTGCTCCACTTCGGCTTTTGAGAGGCGTGGAGAATCGACCACGCTATCAGTAGCCGGGGGGTGCCACACTGCCGCATCGGAAGCGGGAGGAGTCCACGAGTTAGGCATTATTGCTTAATCCTCACCACCCCGTCCGGGCCTTTGTATCTGTCGCCCTTTTTGAGCTTGTCGTATGCCGCCTGAGACGCCACAACAGGGATTTGGCCTGATTGGCCTTCTCTCGGGGCTGCCTCTGCCGCACTACCCACGGTGCGAGGCGTCCCAGCTTTCTGGAACACCTTGTTCGCCTTGAAGAACGTCGAGAGCCCCTGCTGCATGGCCTCCGGGTTGGTGCGGAACTGCCCGATGGCATCGTTCAGTTCGTGCAGCGCCCCCTCGGATCGGCCTCCGAACACGCCCGCCAAGTGGTCCGCCGCAATCGTTCGCGCATTTACGAACGTCTTGGCATCCGGGTCTTGGCTACCGAGCCATTGCGTAAAGTCCGTGTAGCGTCCCTTGACCGGCCCGAAGATATCCGGCCTGCGCTTGATGATTTCCTCAATGGTTTGCAGTTGCTCGTCAGCACTATTCGCCATGTCGGCGGCACGCCGCTGGGTTCCCGTGGGCCGCACGTTCTGCGAGTTCACCGGAGGGACAATCGCGCCATTGTCGGCAACCAAGGCCCCGGGGATGGGCTGACCATCCACCACTCCCCGGTACCGTGCGTCGAAGATTTGCTGCGATAGCGCCAGTCTTGCCTTGGCGGTATTGATCCGATCCTGCGCGAGCTGCATCTTGGGGCCATCGTTTGCGGCCTGCGCCCGCTTCAACTCTGCGGCAGCTTCTGCGGCTTCCCGTTGGGCTCCACGAAGTTCCGTGATCGCCTTTTTGTCGTCAAACGCCGCCTGCTCTGTGGCGCTCAACTCTTCGTATGGGATGTCTTCGACTTCTCCCGTGTCCGGGTTTTCCCGAAGGCCAGCTTTGCGGAGGTTCTGCCGGATGGCTTCTTTCGCCCGCCCCGCGTTCGTATCCGCATTCTGCGTGGTCGCGTCGGCCTGCTGCTGCTGAATGTCCTGCGTGCGCCTCAGGCGCTCCTGCTCGGCCATCGCGCCTTCTACCCCAAGCCCATGGCGGTAGATATCCAGCGCGTCTGCGCTCACCCAATCGGGGAGCGTGACGCCTTCCAGCGCTGCTTGCGACTGCGCCCGCTTGTATTCGACCGGACGCCGCTGGGCGTCCTGAATCGACATGATGGAATCAATGATGTTCGCGGCTCGGGTGTTCTGCTTCTCATGCAGGGCTAACTCGAGTTCTTTCGCCGCCTGGAGCGACTGCATGAACCCGCCGATGGAGTTCCGCGTCTGATTGACCACCTCTGGGCTGGCCCCGTAGGCTTCGAGCAACTGGATGTACTTCCCGTGATCGGTCCCGGCCTCAGCCGCCGCACGCTTAGCCGCTTCGATGTTCCGGCGGTTGCGCTCCATCTCCTCCTGGGCCTGCTCCATCTGCTGTTTCGCCGCTTGCGTGGCCGCTTGCGTGTGCGACAGCGTGGCCTGCTGCTGCTGAAGCTCTAGCGGAGACTTCCAGGCCGTCGTAGGCTGCGGCCCCATCGCGAGAATGTTGGTGATATCTGCCATGTGCGCTCCTACCAAGGGGTCAGCGGATTACGCTGCTGCGGGGAACCGGACCACACAATCGGCACATTGCTGCCGGAGGCTCGCGGAACACTGGATGTCGGCACGATCTGCGGGGCCGTTTGCGCGATCTGATTCACCGCGCCCGTGATGGCATTGGACTGACCCAGCAACCCAGCCCCGCGTGCGTTTTGTCCTGCCACGCGGTAGTTTGCCGCCAGATTCTGCCCCTGGAGCCCGAAGTTGGCGAAGAAGTTCGCCACGTCCATCCCCGTATCCCCAACATACTGGCCCGTGTTCATGGTGTTGGCCGACTGCTGCCCCGCCGCGTTCATGCCCTGCCCGGTCAGCGTGGTCGCCGCCGCCTGCTGCAAGCCCCGCCCCTGCATGAAGCGATTGAAAGCATCGTTGTAGTAGGTCGCCGCCAGCCCCTGACCGAAGCGAGTCAAGTCCTTGAGCACGTTCCCCGAGGACGCCAAGCCACGCGCTGCCGCGTTGTGGGTAATGGCGTTCGTCCCTTGGTCCATTTCAAACTGGAACGCCGGGTCATTCGCGTAGTCGGCATAGGTGAACCGCGCCGGTTTGGTAGCGAAGTCGGTGAGGGTCTTGAGGCCAGCCTGTCCCGCTTGGTTGTACGGGTCGAGGATGTTGTTGGCGTTGTCACGGGCGTCCGAAACTGCCGTGATCGCATGGTTACCCGCGTTGGCGACCGCGCCCTGTCCCGCGCCCGTCGCCGTCAGAATGTCATTTGACGCGCCCTCGTTGGTGTTGGCGATCATCTCGCCTACACGGCGGTCACGGTTCCCGGCAAAAATGCCGTTGAACAGGGACCCGGCCAGTCCAATAACCGGTGCTGCAATGCCTGCCATTCGGTAGCTCCTCTTGTTGGAGATTGCAACTCCCCTAAATGGGGGTGAGGGTACTACCCCGGCATTGCGCCGTGAGGTCGGGCCTACTTACCGCAGGCCCACTTTTTCACACCATAGTCCCAGGAACACTCCGGGGAGGCCCCGTGAGCTTTTTGAAGCTCCGACACCAGCGACTGAACCTGCTTCGTTGCAGAATCGGCTCGCTCTATATCAGTATTGCCAGCACGCGAGGCAGCCAACGCCTCAAGCATCGCTGCGCGGCTTTGGTGGTAATTCACCAGGGCGATCAACAGCCGCTCATTTTCTTCCGCCGTGAGCGGGGTCGGATTACCTTCGGCGCGTAGAAACGCAGCCGCCAGCAGTAAAGCACTGATTCGTTTCATGATTTTCCTCAAATTGATAAACGATAGTGAAGCTCGGCTCCAGGTGAACCGGCTCCCCGGTTTCGTTCCAGAACACGGCCACCTTGGACACCAGCACATGATCCGGCCCGAGTAGCCCACCCTCGCGGGTTTTATAGTCCACAGGGGCGCGGAAATTGCGTTTGCCCCCGCATACCGAGTCCTGGACGTACAGGAACGTGTTATCAGCGGCGGGAGTCGCCCGCGCGGACCCCTCCGGCGCGGTCGTAGACAGGCCCCACAGCGTTCCGACGCAGTTGCCGGAGGGGTTACGCCGCAGCCACCCGGCGAAGTCGCCGTAGACGCGCAGAACGCGCACTCGGTACCCCTGCGGCGGGTGAAACTCGATCCGGTGCAAGGAGTAACCAGCCGTGCCGATCTCGCCTGGGCGGTAATCGGTCGTTCCGGCGATGTCGTCGGTATGGTTGGTGGCGACGGAGTAGGGGCCGAGGACGGGGAGGGTGAGTGGTACGCCTATGCGACAGCTTTTCGTAGAGAAATCCCCATCCGGGTGTTCGCATGCCATGTCAATGGCCTGTCCAAAAGCCGGGAGCGCCAAGAGCGCAATCAGCATCAGTCGCATCAGTTTAACCCCACGTACTTCGTAGCCGATCCGACGCAGATTTCAATCTGCGGCATGCCGGAAGTGCCGCCCGTATCGGTGCGGACACCCACCCACCCGTCAGCCACGGCTGAACCACCAGGGCCTCCTGTCGCACAGTTCGCGCTGGCTCCTGAGTAGGTCCGCAGATACATGTTCCCCGTTACCGTCATGTTTCCGCTCAGGTTGAACGTGCCGGAGATGGCAGTGGAGATCGACACCGTGGAAAGCGTAGTGGTGCCGCTGATCGACTGGCCTCCCGCCGTAGTGACGCAGGTAGAGCAGGTTAGAGTCAGGTTTGAAGAAAGCGCCCCGCCTCCACCAAGCGGAGAGGACGTGCTCACCGTTCTGGAGGTTGTCACACAGGTCGAGCAAGAGATAGTCCCGGAGGAGTAACTGATTGGGGACGTTCCCGAAAAAGTGCTCCACGTCGGAGTGCAGTTACCCAGAGGACAACTGACGGTTAGCACCTGATCCACGGTCCCAACGGGCAGCCTCCCAGGAGTGCCCAACGCACTACCCACCACCATATCCCCTCGCGTGGTGATTGGATTGCAGCCGTAACTGGTCCAAGCGGGCAGCCCAGAAGACACTACTAGGCAATACCCGTCGCTAGCCCCAATCGCCAGCCGCGCCAGATTGCCGCCAGAGTTGCGATAGATCATGTCTCCGGTGGTTGTGGTGGGGTCGAGGGAACATGCACCAGACGCCTTGCCTAGCGTCCCATTTGTGTCGGTTTTAACGCACACGGTCCCGCTTCCAGACAGGTCAGAAAGCGTCAGCCCGGTCCAGCGGCTTGACGCGCTACCGAGAGCATAGGTCGCGTCAGCACTTGGGAGCAGGTTCCCGTCTAATGTGGCGTTGTTGACCGTGGCCGCCGCAAACTGCCGCGTGAGCGTCAGAAACGCCGTCCCCGCCTGATCCCGGATTTCGTAATAGCTCGTGGTGGGGGAGTTGGCGTTCGTCCGCATGTCCCATGAATTGTTGGTGCCGCCGCTCATGTCGTATAAATTCAGCTTGCGGGTATTGACGTAGTTGTTAGACTGCGAGCAGGTAAAAAGAACAGTACAAACCCCGTTGATCCGGTTCGCGTTCAGTTCGTACCATCGCAGCGGGGTTGTATCGTCCCCAAGCCGATAGGTGTCGTCCACGCTTGGCCGCACGTCCCGCATCGTCTGGGTAGCAGTCCAGGTCTGTGCAAGGTCAATCCCGGCTACGGTGATATTTGCGTCCTGCGCGGTCCACGTCCGCGTGGTGCCCGTCGTCAGCCCGTCTACCTCAAACTTCAGCAGCTTCGTGGCATCCGCGCTGCCCTTGATGATGCTGGTGGTGTCCACGAACGGCGGGGTGGAGCCGCCGCCAGAACAACTCAACCACGACAGGATTCCGGACCCGTTTGTAGACAAGCAATCGCCCGAAGTGCCATCAGCCGGAGGCATCTCGTAGACTACGCTGGCAGAAGCGCTGGTGGATGATTTCCACCCCGTGCAGTTCGCAATCGTCTGGTCGCACAGCGTCAACTGGCCCACGCCCGAAGCCCCACCCGGAAGCAACGTAGCCCGCGCTCCAGACAGCCCCTTGTACCACGCTTTCACCCCGCCGCCGTTCGCGTACAGTTCCGTGAGGTAGTTTGTCCCCTCAACGCCAGCGTAGTCGCTCTTGTAGCTCCCGTAGAGCGTGTTGGTGGAGTTGTAGACGCGCAGTTCGCCGCCCACCGTCTTGGCTGAATTGGATTTGATGTCAACCCGCGTAGAAAAGGCCGTCTGGGCGTGCAGCGAAGCGACTGCCAGCAGGAAAAATGCGTATTTCATGGGGTGTCCCTCGAAAATGGAGCCGCGCCAAGCCACCACTCCCCGCTGACGCCTACAAACTGTAAAATCGTGGTCCGAAGCGGGCTTGGGTCCACGTCGTCGGACGTGACCATCTTGAAAGTAGCCGCAAATGTCGCCACCCATCCCCCGGTAGCGTCCTGGCTGACATATACCGTCAAAATATCGCCCGTGGCCGGAGTTGCCGGGGAAGTGATGTTCGTATTGGCCGTCATCGTAGTAGCTGAAACCAGCGATGCGGCTCCAGTACCACCCCCGGCTGAATTTGCCAGTTGATTGAACCACTGAATCCACGGCAATGTCAGTTTGCCGCTGTCCTGCTGTAGGTCGAGCGTCCCGCGCTGGTTGAGTGGCGTCTGGATGGGGGCTGGAGCAATGGGCATTATGGCTCAATCCCCGCTTCGATATTCAAGTCCGCCGCCGAAAGTCGCACCAGATCCGCCGAAGTCGTAACCGTGACCTTGTACACTCGGTCCCTGCCGCGCCCTAACTGCCACTGCTGGAACGTCTTGATGCCCGAGGCCGCGCTGGTGCCCTTTACTTGCATGCTTTGGGGCGTGTTAAACGTAACGCCGCCATCATCCGACCACGAAATCTGCGGCGTGGCCGATCCGAATACCCCATCGAGCATCAACGAGACATGCTTTACCCAGCGGTGCTGATTGGACACATGCGGGGCCTGCCGCGTGTAGACAATGCTGGTGCCATTGTCGGACGTGTAGGAGGAGTCCTGGAGGTAGATGTTCCCATTGGCCCGGTCGCCTACGAAACAACGCGCCTCGCCGGATGTGTTTTCCAGCGCCGCGAAGCATGCGGGCCTCGCCATTTCCGGCGTCCCCGAGTTGTTGTAGCTGCGTTCGTGCCAGAACCCAGTGGTTAGATCGTAGACCAGCGTGGCCCCTGCGGCGCTGTTGGCCTGCGGAAAATTGGTCACGTAAAATACGTGCCCATTGTATTCCTCTGCCCAGGAATAAGCCCCATCAAGCCCCGTAGTGCCATACGTGGCCAGTAACGCCTCGATCCCAGGGGTAGAAATCCGTTGCGGGTTCAGCCCATTGGCCATCCAGAACTTGCCCGCTCCGCGTTCGTCTGCCCCAAGCCATAAGAGCGTATTCAACACGCGAACCGGCGTCCACGATGCCACCCGGTAAACCCCCGGAGCCGGGCCCGACACCCCCACATTGATCGTCCCGTTCGACATCCGCTCCAATGCGAAGCCCGCGTTCCCAGCGTTATACCAAACTTCGGTATTCTGCTGCCCCAGAATCCACAGAAGTCCGTTTACTTGGATAACTGCCCGCTTCAGGTCCGGAGTCCCAATGATTTCAACGGTGTCAAGCGCTGGCCATGTAGTGCCATCCCCCAGATCGGATTGCGCCAGCAGGTTCACCGTGGTCGAAGACAAAGCGTATAGGTAGCCATCGAGGTAATCAACACTGAACCCGTCGTACACGTTCGTTACCGCTGGGCCGACTGGGTTAACGTGATAGATTTTCGCCTTGGACGAGTCCAGCACAAACAACTGAGCACTTGCGCCCGTCCCGCAAACCACAAACTTACATGGCCCGGTCCCCGATAGCCCAAGCGTCCCGAAATCGGTAATGACCGAATAGGTAACGGGGTCCACCTCGTAAACGTGTTGCCCGCCCACGGCAAATAGCCGCCCGTTGCCCGCGAATAGCCCCCTTACCGGGCCATTGGGGAGCGTCCCATATAGCGTCAGCCCCGGTCGCCCAATCAACGCTACCGGCGTCTTTGCGCCTGGTTCCTGCGCCGTCTCGGGGTAACAGTTGATCGAACGCTGACAATCCACCGTGACCGACGCCGCCTGATAGGAGGGGCCGCAGAATGGGAACGCGCTGTAGGGGACCGTGCTCATGCTCGCTCCACTGGCAATCCATAAACATGGATGGAACTATCGAGTTTTGGAAAGAGATTCCCGGCTTTGAAGCCTACGAAGCCAGCAACCTTGGGAATATTCGGCGCAAGCAGAGCGATTGGGGCGTAAATCGCGTTCGCAAACTGCAACTGAACCCGCACACCGGATACCTTGAGGTCTTGCTGTGCATCCAGTTCAAGAAAACCATGCACCGCGTTCATCGCTTGGTCGCCGCCGCCTTCCTTGGCGATGCCACAGGCAAGGACGTGAATCACATGAACGGCAACAAGATTGACAACCGTGTTGACAACCTTGAAATTGTGAGCCGATCCGAGAACCATCGCCACGCATACCGCGAGTTGAACCGCCCACGACCAACCGGCCACGTTGTTCAAGACCCGGAAACTGGCCGTATTCTGAGCGTCCGCAAAGGTTACGGAGTCGGCCCGAGCAAGAAGTACGTTAGAAAGTCCCGGGGCCATTCCCAAAACCTCCCGTCAGTACATTGAAGCCGCTCTGCGGCCTCTGTGCGCTTTGGAACGCCCCATCCGTGGTCATGTACGGGCTTTGCGAGTTGTAGTCCATGACCGCCGCTTTCGACTCTCGAGCCAGCCGCCGCACCTCGTCGAACTTGCTGCGGTTGAACTTGTCAGGCGCAAGTGACGAAATTTCCACAGCCAAGTTGAAAATCAAAGCCCGGTCATACCCAGGCGGCAGGGACTGGGATGTCGTAGCCGTGGCGAACTGGGAAACCGCGTGCCACTGGTACAGTTCGATGTCGTAGGCTTGGTTCGGCTGCGTCCACAGGTAAATTGTCCCCAGCCCAGAGGTCAGTGCAGCATCGTAGTACAGAATGGTCGGGATCGCCGCCACTTCCTGCACCGCCACTGCCGACCACTGCCGGAAGTCCACAATATCCAATGGCTTACGGAGCACCGGTGAGTAGGTGTTGATGATGATATTGGCCTGCTCGATCCGCAGCGGGCGGTTGCCGTCGAAATCGCCGCCGGAGCCGATAGTGAACGAGGTCTGATTCGCGGTAAGCGTATACGTGGCGATCTCCTGCCACGGAATCAGCCAGCGGTTCAGGTTCCACGAGTCGATCATTTCGTTCAGCGTCAGCAGCGCGTCAGACTCGAGGTCTGGCGGCACCGTGGACCCCTGGAAGGCGTACCCCAAGTGGCGGCACGCCCGGTAAATCATCTGCCGCGCCGTCAGGCTCATGCCGTCACCACGTTCTGCGGCACCGGAGGCACCGCCGGGGAAGGCGTCAGCAGTTCAGCGTTCAGGGTGTTGATGATGGTCAAGGCTCGCGTCAGTTCGTCCGTGACCGATTTCGGCGTGGCCATGCCATAGGTCGAAGCCAGAATGTCTGCCAGGTTCGCCTTGATCCACAACTCATACCCCTGAAGCATCGTAACCGGGGTCGTCAGGTCGCTGAAATTCGTAATGGGCGTAGGAACCACCAGATTCAGAGTCCCCGACGCCGCCACCGGAGAAACCCAAATCTTCGGGGAACTTGCGGCGCGGTCATACCAGACGTATTGCACCAGCAGGCTCGTGCTCAGCCGGTCAACGAGGTTGTACCACTGCCCCGCGTCCTGCAACACCCGTACCGGCATCCCTACGCCGTTCGCCATATCCAAAGACGCGGCCAGAACCTTGCTGTACCGCGTCCCGAGGGTGTACGAGGACGACCCCGACAGCGCCTGCGTGACCACGGTAGACGAAATCGCCATTTTGGGGTCATCGTTGGCGTTGTCAATCATGTTTTGCAGGTACAGCAGCCCATCATCCTTCTGAGCCGTGGACGGAGCTCCGCCCGAGTCCAATACGCCCAGAAGCTGCAAAGATGCGGTAATCGCCGCCGTCGCCGTCAAGGTCGCCATGCGTCCTCCCTATTCCGCTTTCGCGGGCCGCCCACGCTTCGGGGCATCGTCGCTCTTCATCGCTGCCAATTCACCCTGGAGGCGGGCAATCGTCACCGCCGGGTCTTCCGAAGGCCCTTCCGCAATCGGCGGCAACTCCGCGAGTTCCTTGGTCCACTCGCCGATAGCCGTCTTGGGCTTCCGCGCCTTCAGAAGTAACTCCATTTCCTGCTCGTTTCGCACCAGCCGTTGCTCCACGAAGTCGCCAGGGTCCCCGGCGGGCGACGGATTCTCGAACTTCGGGTCCATATTCCGGCGAAAGACGAAGGTGGGGTATGGGTTCGCCCGCTGCACGTAGTACGGCTTGTATCCTTGCGCGGTAATCGCGCGCTCCTGGTCGCGGTTCTTTACCTGCTGCGGGGCCAGCGTTTCGTGATACAGCCATTTCGGGAACCCGCCGTTCCGCGCCGCCTGCTGC